TGGTGGGCTCGGCTACGCCGGAGGCTTCGCCGCTAGGCGGGCGACTCTGGCCCGCTGGCGACAGGTATCCGAGCAGTAGGTCGCCGAGTGGCGGGACGGCACGAAGCCAATCCCGCACACTGGACAGATCGTCAATCTCTCCGGGTAAGCCATGACTGGCGCGCCTCGGCTTTTTGGAGGCTGAGGCTTCGGCCCAGGCTTCATGGGTCCAGCACGGTCTTCAGGCTTCACGACTCTCCTCGATGACGGCCAGCAGCTGCGGCCGGTAGAAGAACCACAGGATGGTTCCGACGGCGACCAGGATGATCTCATCCGACCCGAAGTCCGGAAACGGGAGACACTTGATCGCCAAGGCAACCCGGATGGCCCATCTCAAGGGACGGGGGAATCGGGGATCGAATGCCAGCGCTTTGGCGACCCGCATGATGCGCTTGGCCCACGAGATTAGGCGTCTCATGCGAAGTCCGCCAGTCCGATCTCTTCGCCCCTGAGCAGCTTGGCCTTGATGGCATCGGCGCTCCGACGAGTTGGGGTGAAGATGCTGGTCTTCCACCCACCTCCGCCGATGCTGTAGATGTGGAAGCCGGGTTCGTTGCGGTACACCGTGGACCTGATCCCGTAGCGGCGAGTCATTCCTCGCCATCCGGGATCGAGTGCATCAGGATGTCAAGGTCGGAAAAGCTGCGGATCTCACCTCCCCACCGCGCCTTCTGATAGTTGATCTCTGCCTCCGCCGAGAGCGACCGTGCGGCCGCTAGTTCGGCCTCGGCGCGCTCGCGGAAGCAGACCGGCTGATTGGCGCTGGCCTGAAAGCGGCGCTCGGCCCTGCGGAGTTCGTCTGCGGCGTTCGTGCGAAGCATGAACAGCTGGGTGATCTCCGCTCCGTTGACTTTCTCGCTCATCTCGATCTCCTCGGTTCTGCTGCCTTATCTCTACCGCTAGCCTAACACACTACCCGGTGAATTGCAAGCATCAAAAGGCTATCGCTCGCCATCCTTATATGAGGGCTTGCCGTTGCGCGGTATCCAGCGAGCCTGCTTGACTTGCGGCCAGCTCTCAACCGGCAGCCGCTGCCCATCCTGTGACAAGGCAAACCACCTAGCGGCCTATGGTGGCGGATGGCGGCAGCTGAGCAAGCGACGCCGGCGAGAGGTAGGTCACTGCCAGTGCCTGGGATGCTCGCTCCATATGGGGTCATGCCAAGCCACGGAGAACCTGGCGCTCGACCACGTCCTCGCCTTCGCTCAAGGCGGGACAGTCGCCCAAGGAACCCAGGTTCTGTGTGGCCGCTGTAACTCGGCCAAGCGGGACCGCTAGTTCGCGAGCGGTAGATCCTTGGTCCCTAGGCCTCGGCCACGCGGACGGCCGCCCCGAAGCCGAGGCAGCGCACCGAAGCGCTCCGCTTGTGGTGTGGCTTATTGCGACAGGTTCGGCGTGGTCGAATGGAAAAATTACCTCGACCTCGAGGCTGATACATCGGCACGGTCGTGTCGGATTTGGTACGGGTTTGGAGGTCGCGAGCCGTGCGGCCGTGTTGCAATAAGGTGGGAGGCTGAAGATGCCGGGTCCGGTTCCGAAGCGCACGGAAGTGCGGCGGCGGCGAAACAAGTCGGAGGTGCCGACGATCAAGGCTCCCTCGATGTCGGAGGTCCGTGTCCCGGAGGCGGATCCGCGGTGGCATCCGATTGCGCTGGAGTGGTTCGGGTCGCTGAACACCTCGGGGATGCGCCAGTTCTTTGAAGACTCGGACTGGGCGTACGCTCGGTACGTCGCGGAGGCGATGCACCGAGGCCTGGACTCAGACCGTTTCTCGGCTGTGCTCTTCGCTGCGGTGAGTTCAGCGATGGACGATCTGGGGGTGACCGAAGGCAGTCGTCGCCGGTTGAGGATCGAACTTCAGCGTGGTGCCCCCGAGGAGTCGCCGGGCAAGGCCGCCGTCCGCCGGCTCCGTGGCCAGCTTCGCGTGCTGCCGCCGCCGAATGCGAAGCCTAGAGGCCGTACGAAGCTGGCCTGATCTGTCGGCTACGGCTCGAAGGACGCGCTACTAGAGATCGAATGGTTATCCCGGCTTCACCGAAAGGGGGTGAGATCACTATCCCCGCCCTTATTGAGACAGCGCCCGCTGCCGTTCGAAGCATGCCCGATATCGTTCCGTCTGAGAACCGGACCCTCGGGTGGTCCGTTCTGGAGTGGACGGCTAACTACCTCCAGCAGCCCGACGGGCCGAACGCAGGCCAGCCGTGGGAGTTCACCACAGAGCAAGCCAAGATCATCCTCCGTTGGTACGAGATCGACCGGCAAGGACGCTTTGTCTACCGCCGTGGAGTTCTGCGACGCATGAAGGGCTGGGGTTAGCTAGGCAAGGATCCATTTGGAGCGGCGATCGCAGCGGTGGAGCTCTGCGGACCGTGCCGGTTTGGCGGCTGGGATGCGGACAAGAACCCGGTTGCGATCCCCCACCCGGCACCGTGGATTGACGTTGCGGCGGTGGCGAAGGATCAGACCACCAACGCGATGAGTCTGTTCCCCGGGATGCTCTCTCCGGCCTGCATCAGCGAGTACGGGTTGGATCTGGGCAAGGAGATCATCCACAGCAAGAAGGGTGGCCGGATACGAGCGGTCACGTCGTCCCCGAGAGTCCTGGAGGGCGGTCGGCCCTCTTTGGTTCTGGCAGACGAGACCCACCACTGGCTGAACCAGAACGACGGACTTGCCATGATGGCCGCGATCCGGAGGAACTTGGGTAAGTCCAGGGATGGGGCGGCTCGGGTGCTGGAGATCACCAACGCCCATCTGGTGGACGAAGGCTCAGCCGCCGAGGCGACCTATGAAGCGTGGCGGCAGTCGGACGGGAAGCTGAACGGCGTCTACTACGACGCCACTGAGTCACCCCCGATCGAGGACATCAAGGATCTCCCTCGGGTGCGGGAGGGCCTGGTCGCGGCTCGTGGCGACTCGACTTGGGTGGACATCGATCGCATCCTGCAGGAGATCACGGACCCGACCACGTCGGAGTCGATCTCCAGACGGTACTACCTGAATCAGGTCTGGGCAGCAGCCAGCGAGGAGTGGCTGCCGACTGGCGCTTGGGCAGCCCGCGCTGTCTCGGCCAAGATCCCCGATGGGGCGCAGGTGATGCTCGGGATCGACGGCTCCTACAACGACGACTCGACTGCGGTGGTGGCAGCCTCTTGCGCGCAGAGCCCTCACATTGAAGTCGTCGGGTGTTGGGAGCAGCCCGAGGCCCAGGAGGGTGAGTGGACGGTCCCGATCCTTGAGGTCGAGGACGCGATCCGAGCGGCTTGCAAGAAGTGGCGGGTCAAGGAGATTGCCTTCGACCCCTACCGCTGGGCGCGGACCATGCAGGTCCTCTCTCGCGAGCAGTTGCCGGTAGTCGACTATCCCCAATCGCCTGAGCGAATGATCCCGGCCACACAGCGCTTCCAGGAGGCGGTGACAAACGGGACTCTGACGCATTCGGGAGACGAGCGGCTGGCCCGGCATATCGGGAACTGCGTGGTCAAGCCGGACTCGCGAGGCGCGCGGATCCGCAAGGAGACCAAGTGGTCGCCCCGGAAGATCGACCTTGCGATCGCGGCCGTGATGGCCTATGACCGAGCGGCTGGGCGTCCCCAGCGGGGCGCCGGTTGGCTGACCTATCTGAAGGGCGAACTGGCCAAGCAGCAGGAAGTGGCGGCTCCGAGTAATGGCGAGGTCGAGCCGCCGGAGGCACCCCCTCCTGCCGGTCGGCCGCGCGACTATCTCCTCGGGGTGGGGCAGGAGTTGCCCAAGCATCCATCGGGCTGCAAGCACCGCTGGAAGCAGCCCGAGGGGTATTGCGTCCTGTGCGGATCTCGAAGGGAGAACTGATGCCAAGAATCGGTCCCTTCAACATCAGTCGGACCAGTCCCGCCGAGTTCATCAAGGCCGCTGAGGACCGGGCCATCGCGACTACGCTGGACGCGGTCGCGACGGCGATCATCACCGATGAGCGGGCGAGCAAGTCCTTCCTCTCAGGGAACGCTGCCGTGATGTCCGGCTCCCGGATGCCCGGCACCTCGTGGTCGAACCAAGGGGGCTTGTCGAACAAGCTCATCGGGCGGGTCACGCAGAACCTCAGCCAGAGCTTTGGCCGAGCGCCGGAGCAGCTTGAGGCGGCGCTGGCCCAGCAGGGACTCTCATGGGGTCCGCCGTTCCCGCCTGGCCGTCCACTGGATCCCTTCTGGGGATACCGCCGACCGCCACGCACATGGGACTACTCGGTCGGCGAGAACGTCCAGGTCACCCCAAGGTGGGGCCGGATCTCCTTCAACACCTTGCGGTCGCTGTGGAACTCCTACGACATCGCCCAGATCTGCACGAAGCACCTCATCAACGATGTGCGTTCTCTGGACTACCACTTCGAGGCGGCGATCGGGATTCGGGACGACGTCTCGAAGGACATCGTCAAGGCCCGGCAGTTCTTCGACTCGCCCGACAAGCGGCAGCCCTTCCGGGCGTGGCTGGCCGAGTACCTCATGGATGCGATCCGGTACGACGCCGGGTCGCTCTACGTCCGGCGTACCGAGGTGGGCGACCCGATCGCGCTGGAGGTGATCAACGGGACAACCCTGATTCCCAATATCGACTTCTACGGCCGGATCGCCTCGGACGAGAACGACGACGACCCCAGCCTGACCCCCGCAGGGACGTTTGGCGGTCAGGTGGTCCCGGCCTTCACCCAGATCATCGAGGGGATGCCCTGGGACTGGCTGGCGCTTGACGACATCATCTACCAGCCGATCAACCCGATGCCGGACTCGCAGTACGGCTTGGCGCCGCTTGAGGCGGTGCTGCTGACCGCGAACACCGACCTGCGGTTCCAGTATCACTTCCTCCAGTACTTCACCGAGGGGTCGATCCCCCAGGGGTTCATGGAGGCCCCGCAGGACCTTTCGGACCCGGTTCAGATCGAGGAGTGGCAGACGACCTGGGACGCCCTGATGATCGGCGACCAGTCGATGCTGCGCAAGATCCGCTGGGTGCCGTTTGGCTCGCAGTACAAGCCTGTTGGTCCGGCCACCGAGAAGTTTGACGACCAGTTCCCGCTCTACCTCATGCGCCGGACCTGTGCCGCCCACGGGGTGACGCCGGCTGACCTTGGATTCACCGAAACCGTGAACAAGGCGACCTCCGAGACCCAGGTTGACGTGCAGTTCCGGGTCGGGACGCTCCCGATCGTCCGGCACGTTGAGGACATGATCAACCTCTTCCTGGCCAACGACCTCAAGCTCCGGGTGCGAATCAGGTTTGACACTGGCCGGGAGATTGAGGACCGGCTCACCACGGCCCAGGCCGATTTGATCTACGTCAACATGGGCGCAATAAGCCCAGACGAGCCCCGAGCTCGACTGGGCTATCCAGTCTCGATGACCCGGCCCACCCCTCGGTTCATCAACAACACCCGGTCCGGTCCTATCCCCCTGCTGGCTCTGGAGTCACTGGCGGGCAAGATCGATCGGGAGACATTCGGCCCGGCCAGGGATGCCGAGCTGATCGATCATCCCTTCGTCGAGGTGCCGGGCGTCATGCCGGTGATCAGCTCGACCGGCTTCAAGAACGCCCAGAACACCACGGCGGCGATGCAGTCCAACATGGTGGCCCAGGCGAGCGGGAAGCCACCGCCCCACCCGGACGACCCGACCACCTCCCCCAAGCCACGCGCTCCGGGAAGCGCGGCGGTCGCCAAGGCGGCACCGTTCAAGGCGGCTGGGATCGCCGTGGTGGCTCAGGACAGCGGCCGGGTGCTGATGATCCAGCGAGACAACCGGGACCCGAGCAAGAAGGCTGCGGGACGTTGGGAGATGCCTGGCGGGGTGCTGGACAAGGGCGAAGCCCCGTGGGAAGCCGCGCAGCGCGAGTGGGAAGAGGAGACCGGCAACAAGCTGCCGGAGAAGGGCTGCGTCACCGGGACGTGGGAGAACGAGAAAGGCCCCTACCGGCTCTTCGTGTACGCGATCAAGAGCGAGTCGGATGTGAACCTCAACCCCGACCGGGATGACATGGAGGTGACCGACCCCGACCATCCCAACGCCCGCCAGACTGAGGTAATGGCCTGGTGGTCCCCGGAGGACGCGAAGACCGCCGGGAAGGCGCTGCGCAAGGAGCTGCGGGACTTCGACTGGAGCCTGATCGAGAAGGCGGCCAAGGAAGATCTCGCCAAGAGGATGATCCTCAAGGACGCCTTCGCCTCGATTGCCCCGGACAACACCGGGGGTCCTGGGGTCACGAGAGGCGTCCTGTCGAGCTCCGGGATGCACGGCGAGGATCTGATCGACGACGACGACGAAGAGGAAGAGAACGAGGACGATGCCGAGAAGGCGATTGCCTTGCGCCGCTGGCGGGAGAACGCGCGGAACCGGCTCCGCAAGGGACTGCCGCCCCGCAGGTTCACCGACACCAGCCTGTCCCAAGAAGCCAGCGAGGCCATCTGGGGCGACCTCAGCCGGGCAACGACTCGGGCGGAGATCGACCGGGCATTTGCTCTAAAAGCCCAAGCCCGGTCTGAGCCGGGCGAAGACCCAGAGCCAGCGGACGATCCCCAAGCGGCGCTTCGGGACGCGCTAGCCCAAGTAGTCGCGGGCGATGTCCAGCGAGCGGCAATCCGGGCCTCGTTCACTGCCGTACATGGTGCGGAGAAGAGCGCTGACCCGCAGGCCAAGTACAAGGCGCACCAGACGGCACTGGCGGTCCTGCTCCGAGCCGAGATGGCTCTTGAGCAGGTGGTCGCCGCGCTGATCAAGCTCTGGGGCGTCTCCGGGCTGGCTGGCGTTGTCGCGGCGAATGGCGCGCTGGGGAGCGGCGGAGACGCGGTGCTGCCGACGGTCGGCGGCTACGCGGACTTGGCGGCGAGCGTCAAGCCGATCGCGGGCGGGCTCTCCTACGCCCTCCTCTATCAACTGGCCGAGGAGATCGCCACGGGCGTCGCCGACGGGCTGACGGTTACGCAGTTGGAGCAGAAGGTCGAGCGGTCGGCGCAGCGCCGGGCGAAGATTGACGCCCAGGTCGAGTCCCGTCGCGCGCACGTTTCCGCAGCGGTCGATGTCTACCGCCAGAACGGAGTGCTGCAGCAGGCTTGGGTCGGCGGCACGTGCGCCAGATGCCAGCTCAATGCCTCGGTCAGCCCGATTGGGATCAATGACTCCTGGCCCGACGGCTATCCACCAGTTCACGGGTCTTGTCCCTGTTTTGTCGTCCCGGCGTAGATCGAGGTGATTTGATGCCTAGGGTTGCGGGAGGCTATCTACCGCCCGTCATCGCTCAGCTGGGCGCTGATCCTGCCGAAGTCGTTGCCAAGCTGCAAGCGGTCAAGGCGCTGATACGGCAGTACGAGGGGGGGTCCGCAATGGTCTTCGCGGTCGATTTGGACGGCACCCTTGACTCCTACCCGCGCCAGCTACAGGCCATCATGGCGGCACTCCGGCAGGCCGGGCACACGGTCAACGTGGTGACGGGATCGCCCAACTCCACGGTTGGTCAAGCCGAGTGGCAGGCCAAGGCTGACCAGCTCGCGGAGCTGGGGCTGGCCGATTGCTATGACGAACTCGTGGTGGTCGCCGGGCCGGAGAACAGCATCGCTCAGCGGAAGGTGCTGTACCTCCGATCCGTGGGGGCCTCGGTTTTGGTGGACAACGACACGGCCAACGCTCGGGCCGCTACGGCTGCTGGACTTCTCGCTTTGGTGCCCTGGGGCACGAGGGAGGACTGAGATCTGCACTTCCTGCGGATGCGGTGATCTCCCCGACGATCACGGGGACACCCGCCATATCACCATCCTTGATCTCCGCTGTGCCGCTGAGGCTGCCGGGATCTCGGTTGCCGAAGCGACGGCAAACATCTCCAAAGCCGTTGCCACGGCCTCGAAGGCCGCGAGGTCCGACATCACGGGG